CGCGAGGAGTGCAAGCAATTAATGCAACTAGCTTTCACCGGTTGCAACCAGGTCCTTGAAAAGACCAGCCTCAGCGATTAATTATAACCAATCGCCGAAATCGTACCACTGAGGGACGAACATCGCCTTTTTGAAGACGGTTTTCGTTCTTCCCCTTAGTGAGATAGAGTTTAACAGCTCTCTATCTCTGGACGGTGAATGCAGTCTGGACAGAAGTAGTCCGTGACTATCGTTCGTTCTGCTTACCGCTACGGACGGGAATCCGGCGTGGAGAAATCCACACCATCCATCCCTAGCGGGAACTGGTTCTGCTTCACTGAAATTACAGTGGATGCAGGAGTCGCCACTTGAGACACTTCCCTTCGCTCGGAGTTCCGAGGGGAGGAAGTGTACAAGTAACGACCAAACTCGACGAAAGCGACGATCACAGCCACGCAAAAGAGCGTGGCGATGACCGAGAGCCCTAATAGAGTTAGCCAGTTTAAATATGTCTTTAGCATAACGAACATCCGATTTAAGAAAGATCGGTTTCACGTCCACACCGTTGAAGTAGTACTGCCCGCAAGATTCTCTAAAAGGGCCAGAAGAGAAGCTCTTCTGGTCATTTAAAGTGAATCCGAGGAAGGTACAAAAACGAGTGAACTCAGGGATGCAAGACGGCGGTAAAACAAGGTCATCACCAAAAATTGAAACGCCTGAGTCATCCGCTCCAACGAGCTCGCAAACCGCGAGACCGATGGATAGGAATATCAGGCTTTCCAATTCGAAAGTGAAACCGTTACCCATAGTCGAAAACTTCTCCGACTTACGGGTAACACCGTCGAGCGCGAAGAGCTTGCTACGAGCTGCATTCAGACAAGAAAACCATTGAGGTGGCAATAAAAGCCGTACACACTCAATCGATATCGAGTCCGATGCTGCTTTAAAGTCAACAGTAGCAAGAGAGTCATCGAGGGAACCTGTATAGGCCCCTCGCTGATTTTTCAAGTCACTGTCAAGATTGTAGCCAGCCCTCGCAAGTCTGCGTCGAATGACCTTACCAAAGCCTTTCTGAATCCAGGAATTTAACCCAGGTTCAACGGCGATAGTACGATCAGTCTTAGCATTCTTGCGAACAGTGATGATTTTGTTCCCCATCACGAACTGTGGATCAAGAAAAGCTCCCCAAGAGGGGTAAGCTTTGCTGAACACAGGGCCAAATAGGGAGTACGCATCTTTCGTTATTTCACGATCGATGTCGAACTTTCTGGCACCCGAAGTGTCGTCTCCTTTAACTGAAAGAGTGACACCAGGGCCCCATCCGCACGAGTCGATAACGTTGTCAATGTTAATGTCGCCTAAGATTCTACCTATTTTTCGAATGACTGCAGAAAGCAGCCACTCGTTCGGGCAATCAGTTTTATTGCCCAAAAGGTATCGTCTTATACGAGCATTGGCTTGACCGCATGCTACTTCGCAATCCTCGAAGGAGGATATTGCCACTTTCCTGAGGTCTACACCCGTTTTCAAACCCGGGTGCTTACGCAAGAAAGAGATAGCAGCGTAGTCCCTTTTGAATGATTCGGAATCCGAATAATTCACGGGGGATATGTCTTTATTTACCAGTTGGGCAAACTCGCCGCTCTTATATAAGAGATAGCAAGATAAGCTAACTGGAGTATCAAGACACTCGAAAAACGTTTCGATGCTTCGACGATAGTCTGAAGCGTGCAGTTCGAAATTCTTAAGTAAATTAAGAATTCGGGAAGAGCCCGAAGGGCTTTTCTTTTTAGGTCCATGCGACAGCATAAATACCTATCCTTTCAAGTGTAGGCGATTACGTTAGTAGATCGTCTTGTTGAACACCAGGGTTTGCATCAGCTTTTCATCGCTGAAAATGCTTTGCAGCAAGTCAATGACTTGCTGGCGCTCGTTTGGCAACGCGCGCTCACTGGTGGTCAATACCAGATCGAGACGGGCTTCACGGTCTTTCGTCTTCAGCGGGGTTTTCCCGTCGATGTCGAGAGCCGGAACCGGCACGATCAAGGTCACTTGACATTTCGAGACGCGACTCGTCTTGGATGGTTTACGCAGGGAGATGACCATCGACGGTTCGAGAACCGTAGGTGTGCCACCAACCGGCGCAGTACCACCCGGACGAATCTCGCCGGCGTAGATGGCCAAAGGGCCGTCAATGACGACGGGTTCGAAAGCAACTTTCGTTGCAGGGACAGGTACCGTTGTCGAAAGGACTTGGGGCGAAAACTGAGGCATTTGTTATACTCCGAAAGGGGTTAAATGACAGTCACGAAGATCTCCGCTGTTTAGGCGGCTTTCGACGTGGCCTTGGTTTTTTCTGTGATGGTTTCGAATCAAAACGCTGAACTGCAAGCGCTATAGCTTCAATACCATGTGCGAGTGACATGGGGCTTTTCAGCCTTAGCATGCGCTCTTTCTTCGGAAGCTCGGTTAAAACCGTACGATCGACGAAAGTGCCTGCGAAGTCACCGAGCAACCCATCATCTGACGTCATCGTAAGATTATGGTCATTTGATGCGTAACCGGATTTCCCCGTAACAGTAAAGGTGCCCGTAAGTTTTATCTTGCGAGTACCGGTCTTGAACGTCAGACCCTGATCAGCCGTGAGGGAGCTTAAATACGCTCCCACAGGGATGAACCAATCTGATACGAAAGACCACGGGGTTAACTCCCATGCAGTTTCGAGCGGGTTTGTAAGCCCGTATCGCTTAAGCGTCTCAAGCGACTCGAAATGCGACTCTAATTTGAACACGTATGATATTTCCGCCATACCAGCAAATTTTAAACCGCCACGCTCGAATACGAGACTTCTCTTCGTATTCGTGCGGACCGTTATTATAGGCTGATCCGGAGGAAGTCTACCAAGGTGTTCAGTGAGAGCTAGGAAGTCGTTTACCAGAGGCTCGACTCCGAACTTGAAAGCTAATACCTCATCGGCATAAGCTTTCGGGCGCGTAGCGAACTTGGAAACGGCCTTTAAGATACCCTTCTTCAACATAATTAAGTTGGAGATACGCTTGTAGAGCGTTAAGAGTAGCTCGAAGGTCTGTTTTCGCTCTCCGATAAGATTACCAATATGGACCACATTTCGTTTAAGCTTGTCGTAGACTTTACGAACAAGATTAGCGTCATATGGTTCAAGTTGTTCAATCGCTGCACCAAGAATATCAGAGTGCAGAGCCGAGAGAGCGCTGGTCGGGAAGAAACCAGAGGAGAAGTCGAGAGAGAAAGGTTGGTGGTCAGAACGACCGTCATCCCATCTGTCGACAGCATCAACGTCCAAAAAGGCGCGATCGTACTCCTTCATCACAACAGGTAGAAAATAAGTGCGCATAAAAACGCGACCATTGAAGGCATTGCTCCAAGGAGCACGTGCCTCGTCTTGGTACAAACTTATCGCCCGAGGTGCTGAAGGGGAGTGATACGCTAAACCTGCGAGTCCTGGGTAAGGACCCGCTGGGACGTTATGATGGTAACGTTTAGTTTTTCTGACAAACTTCTTCGGATCTGGTATGAGAACCAGCTTCTTGAACGGGTTGTCAGGCCAAACGTTACCCTTCCCTGTTCCCGGAACAAACTTTTGCTGAATAGCTTGGGCTTGTTCTGCATCATGACGCTTCTTCGCTTCATTGTAGAAAACCATTTTGAGTCTAAAAGACTCTTTATAGTTTGCCACAGCGCGATTCGCGAAAGTTGCATTTTTCTTCCAACGCCTTAACCGCCGACTGTAATCCCGATAATGGGATTCAGAAAGGCGTCCCCGGATATCTTTTGGATATTCGGAGATGTTAGGGCGGGCCGGCAAATGAAAAACCGGTGGTCGAAAAACAGGCTTTTTCGGTCGGACCGAATGGCGAGATGAGTTCACAAGGCTCATCTTGACATTGCTATGCCCCTTCGGCCTAGCTCCGGGGTCCGAATCGTGTGACAACACATAGGTGATAACCCGTGGTTGTCGAGCCTCAGACATTACTCCGTAAGGAGTTAATGACGCGGACCGGGTAAACCAAACCCAGCCGCCCGAACCGTCAGGAGTACCGCCTTCACTACGGGTACGACTTCCGACTGCATCCGAATATCGCTGTTTGTACCACGCGGGACCGTCTGGATCAATATACCAGTAGCGGGAACGCGGTGAACCATCAGTGATAAAGGATTCAGACCGGTGGCCGTATGACCTTGGGAGAAGGACAGGTGCACTTAACTGAATGGTGAGGTTTTCATTTATTTTCAATTGCTCACTCGCTTTTATAGTGAATGTGCAAGCACTGCGCTGCACGTAGTTACAC